CAAAAGATTTAGTTCATAATTTTGAAAAAGATTTTGACCAAACTATCTTAGAAGTTTTATATCAAATAGAAAAGAATGGATTATACACTACAGATGAAAAAATGGTTTATTCAGAATACAATCCATTCACAAGTACGGGTAGACCAAGTAATCGTTTCGGTGGTATGAATTTTGCAGCTCTTAATAAAAAAGATGGTAGTAGAAAACAATTCATTAGTAGACATAAAGGTGGAGTATTAGTAGAATTTGACTTTGATGCATATCATCCACGATTGATTGGTGAGTTAATTGGTTATGAATTTCCCAATGGTTCGGCACACAAACACTTAGCAGAAACATATGGGTTGAGTTATGAAGATGGTAAAGCACTTACATTTAAGTACTTATATGGTGGAATTACTGATGAAATGAAAAATAATCCATTCTTTAGTAAGGTAGATGACTATATAAAGGGGTTGTGGAATATATATAAAACTCGTGATTTCATCAAATCTGATATTTATTATAGAAAAATATATAGGAAAAATATGCAATCTATGAATCCTAATAAAGTATTTAATTATAAAGTACAATTATTAGAAACGGAGAACAATATTAAGATTTTAAATACTTTATTACCAGAAATAGAGAATGGTGATTATAGTAGTAGATTAGTGTTGTATAATTACGATTCTTTTTTGCTTGACTTTGATAGAAAAGATGGTTTAGATTATCTAAAGAAAGTGAAAGGTATATTAGAACAAGATGGTAAATATCCAACTAAAGTATCAATGGGAGATAACTATCATGAGATGCGAGATATAACAGAGAAGTTTAATGTATAGTTTAAAAGACATATTATTTGAGTCATTAAAAAATTACAAATATTTTCGTCCATATAAACATGATGAAATTGAAGAGGAAATAGATGAGTATTTTAGAAATGATTATACTCAGTCTAAATTACCAAAAATGTGGAAAGATAGAGATGATGGTAGAAGTAGTATAAAAACCGCTCCTTATGAATTTTTTGATGAAAAAGAATTAAGGGCTATAAGCAATACTGATGTTGGTGAGATATTGGATACACATCCAGATGATAGATTGGAAAAGGCCATTGAAATGGCTAAAAAATACAAAAAAAATTATAGAAGAATTATAGATGGTATTAAAAAGAAAGTTCCATTTGCACCACCTATTGTGATTAAGGATAATAAAGGAACTTTATATTTATTAGGTGGAAATACACGATTGATGTTAGGTGTGGCAATGGGTTATAATCTTCCCGTAAAAGTCTCGCCGTGGAGTAAGGAAATTAAATGATAACAGACATTAAAAAAATACTTACAGAGTTAAGTTATAGAGTCAAGGATGGAAGTCCTGATTTTGAAAATGAACAACACTTGATTAAATTGTATGATGTGTTGAGAGAATTCAAATGGCCTGCTGATGCTCGTGTAGAATTATTAAAAACACTTGCAGAGGCTAGAATGGTGCCAAATCCAAATCCAAGTCCAGACGCCAGAAAGAAAATGGTAACAATTGATTACGCAAGAACATTTTATAAGAAACAGGGTAAAGATGCTGATAATATGTCTGATGATGAGATTGCAAAGAAGGCAAAAGAAGACAACAAGAAAAAGAAAAAATCTACAGATGATAAACCAGGAATACCTAATCAAGAAGTATCTGATATACAAGACAAGACATCAGATTTGAGAGACAAAGGTGAGGCTGGAGCAGGTGGTAAGACTGCAAGTCAAGGTGAATCACGATACGCTGATGCCGTAGATAATTTAGATTATGATGATTTCAAAGAACAGAATAAAGAAAAGATATCAGAAAAAAGAGAAGAATTTAAAAAGAAATTAAATAAAAAGAATAGTGATGACTTAAAGGCGTTGGGTTATGAAGAACCATTTCCAGATGAGGCTTATGATTATTTGGCAACAAGAGAAGTTTGGGCTGAAAATGAATTGAAACGAATAGAAGGTGTGGAAGAACCAAATGTGTACACTATGAAAGATGGGTTTGCTGGTAATCCAGAAAATTATAAGACTTGGATGAGAGCAGCATTTGATGGTGCTATTGCAACACAAAAATTATTAGAAGAGAGTAGAATGGATACTTCCAAACCGAAGAAAACTATCCAATCCACAACCGAAGTAGACGATAAGGTACAAGATGATTTAGAGAAGAAATCAAAAGATGAGAGTCTTTCAGAAGAGGATAGAAACTATTATAAAAAAGAATTGGAATCATTTAAAAAGTTTAGAAAGTATCACGACACTTATGTTCTCGGTGAGGATTCAAATGGTAGAACATTTATAGTGTCGGTATCAAATAAAAAGGATAGTAATATAAATGATCCACAGAACAACACAACACCATCTGCAAGATTTGAAACGATAAAAGGTGATTATCCACCTGAAGTTATAGATGATGTTACAGGTACATTAGAAGATTCTTCTGATATAGTTAACAATGTTGCCAGAACAACGACAAGAGATGTTGCACAGGCTAAAGTTGATGATGATTTTATAAATGTTCTTGAAGTTGCAGGGCCTAAGTATGTGAAGTTGATGGAAGGTAGAGGAGTCAAGAGAAAAAGAAGTAAGAGTGGAAAACCTGCAAGGGGTAGTGAGTTTGGATGTTGGTTAGAAGACAATAATATTTCAGAGGAAGAATGGAATAAAATGTCAACCAAAGAAAAAGTTGAACAATCTCAAAAGTATTTAGGTGATGAAGATTATCACGCAGAAACAGCAGAACCACCATATGATTTTGCAAAAATGTTTATAAAGGTTGGTGAGGTTGAACAAGGTGGACATAGACAATTAAAGAAGATTAGAGCTGAACTTGAAAAACGAGGACAATCATCATCTCTACAATCAGAGAGTGTACAAGGTGCTGGTGCTATCAAAAAGAAAGAGGCAGAATCAGTTACGACAGCACATAGAAATGTGGTTGATAAAATTTCAGAGGCAGATGAGAGAGATGGATATCCAAAGAAAGATGAAGATGGTAATGTGGTGGAGAACGGAGAAAGAACTAAAGCTTATATAGGTACTGTTATGAATGCTCTTCATTGTTATTCTTATATTGATATGACAGATGATGAAGATGATAAGATGATTTTACAAATGGGTATCAGAGGAGCTAAACCATCACATATAAGAAATTGTTTAGCAAAACAAAGTGGATTTGATGGTGATTCATCCACACCAGAGGGTAAGGAAGAATTAAAGAAACATTTAGAAGATAGAAGTACAATAGATGCTGAATCAGGTGCAGTTGTAATTAAAGGTAAGAATGGTACTACTAAATTGGCGGATGATACTTGGAGAACTGCTGGAACATCACAAAAAGTTGCTAGTGGTTTTGGTGAAGATATGAAAAAATGTATTAAAAGTGCAGTAGACTCGGATAGGAAAAAATAATGAAGACACAATTACTATGTACATTTACTCGTCAAAACAACTTACAAGATGTTGTTAATATTATTATTGAATGTAATGATATTCTATATGATAAGATTTATGTATTTTCAAATCAAAATGATATATCACAATTAATCTGTACATATAATGTAGAGTATGATGATGCTTTTCAAGAAGGTATAATAGATACAATCTCTCTGCATAGAAAGAAACAAACCAATACCTTATATACAATCAATGCTCTAAATGAAGTGATTCGTTCTAAAAATAATGGTATATTGGATAAAAAATTTCAAGTAGATTGGACAGAATTTCAAAATTCATTGATACTTACTAATGAGACAGGACTCAATATAATACCGACAAAGATTTTTCAAATTATAAATGTGAAAGAACATGGAAAATGATTACACACATAACTTTTGTATATTTCGCTTTAGGGTTCATTTCAGCACTTATAGTTGTTGAATTAACCGATGATCAACCAGCTAAAAAGGTTGACTACTCAAATATAGAGCATACAATATCTAATCCGTATCCAATTCAGGATACACCACAACAAGATACTTTCAATAGTCAAAGGCCAAACAAATGATTAAATTCAAAAACATATTGATAAGATTATTAGATTTTAAAATTTCCATATTAACGAAACTTAAAAACATATTACTGAGTTGTGTATTCATCTTTGGGAGTTTATCTCTATCGGGGTGTTATACACAACTCTCTATGTTTCATCCTGAAGTAGAAACTGAAACAACTGAACAATTTTATGAAACTTATTCGAGAGCAGTTCCAAGACTTAGTGTAAGTTCATACGCTCAAGATGGAGCAGGAACACCATTGGGTTTAGCTTATGGTTCAATGTATAATAGATTTCAACCATACTATGGATTTGGTTATGGTTATGGTAGAGATGGATACTATAATAGTTACGGAACTTATTATGGATATGATTCTTATCTAATAGGTGGATATACAATGTATATTCCAGTTAACACAGGTGAAAGGAAACCAAGAACATGGACAAGAGATACTAAATCATCTGGAACAAATTTAACAACAACAAGAACAAGAACTAATACTAATGAATCAACTAATAATGGTGGTTATAGTAATAGTTCTAATATAACAAGTACAAGAAGTACTACATCAAGTACTTCAACAAATAGTTCATCAAATTCAGGTGGACGGAGAGTAACAAAGAGGCATTAATATGAAAACTTTAAAAATAATCGGATTATCAGTTTTACTTATAGGTTCATTTGCATATGGACAAGCAGAAGCAGATGAAGTAAAAGGTAAAGATGCAAAGTCAATAGGAGTAGATGCTCAACAAGTTGAGAAATCAAATAATACTAAACCATGTTGCACTACAGATAAACCAAAACAAGAAAAAATGGCAAGTCATGAAACTGGTAAGAAATCAGTTGATAAAACAGAAGCTGTTAAATCACAAAAAGGAAGTTTCTGGAAAAGAATTTTCAATAGTAAAGGTAAGAAAAAGGAGAATTAATATGAGTGATTATTTTGATAAACATACACCAAAGAATTTTCTACCAACTATAAAAGAGAATTTTAAAGAAGGATGGAATATATGGTGGGGATTACATAAAAAGGTTGGTAGGTTTCTATTGTTTATGGCACCAATCTTACTAATTGAATTTTTAATATTTTTTACACTCAAGGCTAAAGGTCTTGGAGATTGGAGTTTAAGATGATTAAATGGCTTAAAGACGGATATATTGACGCAATCAAAAAAGTAGTAGATGCACATAAGTGGGCTTGGTATAAAGGTTGGTGGGGCACTTTTTTTATACTACCCTGGATATTTGCTGAGAGTTTAGGAATATACATAGTTCTTCAAATTATCGCGTTTTTCTTCGGTTCATCTGAACCTTATCAACAACCAATGATTATAGACAACTAAAAATGGGTGGTTGGTTACAGATATTATTAGCTTTAGTAGTGTGTGGTGTAATACTCTATTGGGTATTCTGGGGAGAAGAAATATAAAATAAAGCTTGACTTTTATTTCTTTATTTCGTATATTAAGGTATGGAAAGAATGAAAAGATATAGAGCTGTTATTTATTGTGATGTTTATGTCCCAGAACAATGGGATTCTAAAAACGAAAAAAACGATGCCGAATGGGTTGCTAATCAAGTAGCTAGTCAAATAGAAGATAAAATTAATCCAGAATGGAAATACTCACAAAGAAACTATTGGGTAGGTTCTGGGTACTCTGGTGGTGTCGCCGATACTGATAATTTAAGAGAATTAATAGATTTAGGACAAAATAAGTAAAAAAAGTGAAAAAAGTGCTTGACTTATATAGTATTTATGTCGTATATTTAGGTATAAGAAATGAGAGATAAATAATGAATTTGAAAACACTCTGAAAAGCCCGACTCATTAGGTTGAGATAAGATTGAAAAGTGTCTAAGGGCGTAAAGACACATGACAAGATTTGTGGGTTTGACGATGACTACATATTTGGAATCGTTGGTGGTTTTGGGGTTTCTACCGATTTGAAACCCTGGCCAGAAAAAATTTGGTGTTGACCGAAAGGTAGTCCTTTGATTTGAATCGTTAGAAAACCACAGCACCATAAGTTTTTAGTGGTTTGGATAACAGCCGAAATCCAATCAGACGCAACTTTCTAAACCACAATTTTTTTTAAAAAAAATGAAAAAAAAATGTATTTTGGGATTTTATATACATATATATTAATGTATCAAGTTTGATACAAAGTTTTTTGACAATTTTGGAGTTTTGGAAAAGTACGAGGAGTAATTAACTTCGTATGGAATTGACCGAACAATGGGTATCCTTTAGAAGCCCATAAGGTAATCCAAGGCAAACTTGTGGTGAGTTTAGGGGTGGTGAAATTCTACTTCTACACCGAGACATCGGTTGTCTAATGTACTTTCTGAACACATAAAGAAGCGATTCTTTAGACCTTGTTGTGGGTAAGGGTAAAACTGAAATCCCATCTTGTGGCCGAATTAATCTAAACTCAGAGAGATAAGGCAATGGCACAGAGGTTGTACTCACTTCAATGAGATTAACCATCTTGAGAAGAATCACCATGACTGGTGGGTGTTAGGTACAAGGGCAATAAAATCTGAGCAGAGAGTTGTAGGTATTCGCTAGTCCTACATTCCCTAAAATTTCCAAATATTTAAAAAAAAGGTTCGACCGATTTTTAGTTTCCACTTATATACAGACTTAAAAACAATAGAACCTTTTTTTTTGCTTTAATGAAAAAAGATCACATTTTTAAGCAGCCACATGATACTTATTATTGTATCAAGGTTATACTTGATTAACAAATAGATAATGAAAAATAATACATAAGGAGTTAAACAATGGACTTAAATGCAATTAAAAAACGCTTAAATCAGTTACAAACCACAAACACTCGAACTTCCAGTCTTTGGAAACCACAACCAGGAAAAACACAAATTAGAATCGTACCTTACGCTTTTAATAAAGATAATCCTTTTATCGAGTTATTCTTTCACTACAATTTGAACAACCGTTCTTATTTATCACCAATTTCTTTTGGTAGACCAGACCCTATTGAAGAGTTTGCTCAAAAACTAAGAGGAAGTGGTAGTAAAGAAGACTATCAGTTGTCAAGAAAACTCGAAGCAAAAATGAGAACTTTTGCTCCAGTAGTAGTTAGAGGTGAGGAAAAACAAGGTGTGAAGTTTTGGGGTTTTGGTAAAACGGTTTATCAAGAACTGCTTTCCATTATTGCTGACCCAGACTATGGTGATATCACAGACCCAGTAAATGGTCGTGATGTTGTTGTTGAATTTATTTCAGCCGAAGAAACAGGTGCTAGTTTTCCTAAAACTAACATTAGGGTAAAACCTAATCAAACACCAATTTCTGATGATCCAGAAGTCTTAGAGGTCGTAAAGAAACAACAGGACATTACAGAAATCTATCAAGAATTATCATATGATGATATGACGGAAATTTTGAATGAATGGTTGAATCCAAGTGAAGATGATACAAAAGAAGAGGAATCTAAAACAGATACCGTTTCTACATCTGAATTGGAAAAGTCTAAAGTATCAAATACATCAGATGCTTTTGACGACCTATTTAATTCATAAATTATAACAACTTTGGGGCAGTTTATCTGCCCCAATATTATTGATAGGAGAAATGAATGTCATCAGTTAATGATGTTTTAGCTAGTACATTAGCTAAATCACTAAATAAAAAATTCAAAGATACTAAAGTAGCATACTTTCTTGATGGTACGGATACAACACCTACCGATATTAAGGATTTTATTTCTACTGGTAGTTCCATGTTAGATTTGGCAATATCAAATAAGCCAAATGGTGGAGTTGCAGTAGGTAGAATTACTGAAATCAACGGATTAGAATCAAGTGGAAAATCTCTACTTGGTGCTCACATATTAGCAGAAACTCAAAAGAAAGGTGGAGTGGCAGTATATATTGATACTGAAACTTCAGTTTCACAAGAGTTTATGGATGTGATTGGGATTGATATGAGTAAGATGTTATATCTACATTTAGAAACTGTAGAAGATATCTTTGAAGCGATTGAAGAAATCGTAACTAAAGTTCGTGAAAGTGATAAAGATAGGTTAGTAACTATCTTGGTTGATTCACTTGCTGGTGCTACTACAAAAGTAGAGTTAGAAGCGGACTTTAATAAAGATGGTTGGGCAACAGCTAAAGCAATTATTATCTCAAAGGCTATGAGAAAGATTACTCAAATGATTGGAAGAGAGAAAATTGCTTTAATATTTACCAACCAATTAAGACAAAAACTTGGTGTAATGTTTGGAGACCCTTGGACTACAAGTGGTGGAAAAGCATTACCATTCCACGCTTCAACTCGTATTCGTTTAAAGAATATGGGGCAAATCAAAGATACAGGTAAAAATGTATTGGGAATGAAGTGTAGAGCACAGATTGTCAAGAATAGATTAGGCCCACCATTACGACACGCAGATTATGATATGTATTTCGATAGAGGAATAGATAATTATGGTGCGTGGTTAACTGTACTTAAAGAACACAAGTTAGTTAAATCAGGTGGTGCATGGTACACTCTTACAGATGAAAAGGGTAAAGAACATAAGTTTCAATCAAAAGATTGGGAAGATTTAATTACTGAAAATGATGAATTACGAGAATATGTGTATCAAATCATTTGTGATAAGGTTATATTAAAGTATCAAGAAAAACTTGGTATTGATGATGTCGAATTCACAGATGAGGTTATCGGTGATTAATCCGAAACATTTATCTATACTTGAGGAGATTAAGAAATCTGGCGGAAAGGTTGATAGTGGTAAACCAAATGACTCGGTTTTACTTATAGATGGATTAAATACTTTTATTAGAGTATTTTCCGCAATACCAACTACTAATGAGGACGGGATCCACATTGGTGGAATAGTTGGTTTTTTAAGGTCAATTGGTTATACTATTAATATGGTAAGACCCACACGAACCATCATAATATTTGATGGTAAAGGTGGGTCTAACCGCCGTAGAAAAATATTTCCAGAGTATAAGATGGGTAGGAAAATGTCAGTTCGTTTAAATAGAACTACTGGTGTTTCACTTACTCGTGAAGATGAACACAAGATGATGATTGCTCAATTAAATAGAGTGATTGAGTATCTTGAATGTTTACCTTTAACCATTACCAATATAGAAAATATAGAAGCAGATGATGTGATTGGATATTGTGCTAAACATTTGTTCAAAGATTCAAAAACTACTATAATGTCAACCGATAAAGACTTTCTACAATTAGTTGATGAGAATATAAAAGTATATTCACCTACAAAAAAATTAATGTATGATGAAGATAGAATTTTAGATGAATATGGAATTAATTCAAAAAACTTTTTATTGTATAGAATATTGGATGGAGATAAATCAGATGGAATACCAGGAATTAAAGGTGCTGGATTAAAAACATTATTGAAAGTGTTTCCATTTTTAGAATCACCACATGAAATTACAATAGATGATTTATTAAAAAGTTCTTTGGTAAACAAAGACAAATATAAAGTGTGTGAGGTGATTAGTAAATCAGAAGAACAATTACATTTAAATAAAAAACTTATGGATTTAACAGATAGTATTATGTCAGGGAGTTCAAAGTTAAAAGTTAAGAATCAATTAGAACAACCAATACAAAGAATTATTAAACACAAATTTCAAAAAATGTTTTTGGAAGATAAGTTATATACAGCACTACCTAATTTAAATAGTTGGTTAGCAACAACATTTAATAGATTGAATCACATGGCGGAGAAAACTCATGGGTAGAAAAGTTAAATATAAAACAAAAAAACAAAAACAAGAAGCTCAAAGAAGATGGCAAATGGAACATTATAAAAGAAATGCAGATAAGATAAAGGCAAAGGCTCGTGAAAGATATCGTGAAAAGAAAAGAAAAGAATTTTATGATAAGAAAGTACAAGATATGTATGAGAATTTGGGATGAGTTCTGTAGATTATGATGTATTGAGTAAATTTCTTGATGAAGATAAGTTATCATTAGATTATCATAAAGTTTGTAATAGTTTAGAGAGAATTGATGACGATGAAGCTCTTGATATTATTTTTAAATATTATAGAAATAATGGATTCCCACACTATACAATTCGTGAAGAAGAAAAACACGAACAGATGAGAAAGTTACAGAATTTCAAACATGAACAAATACTTGATGGTGATGAGATAACTCAGACTATGAATGGATTGAGATTGGCTTGGAGTTACTTTCCACAATTTTGGAAAGTACCTTGTGGTAATGCTAAAACAACGCCTTGGGAAAATTTTCATGATGATGATAAGTTAAAGGAAGTAATCAGAAAGACAATTAAATGGCACTTTAATCATAGTGATAAACCACATTGGACAGAGAATAGGTTTAGACAGAATTTAAAATTGTATGGTGGAACACAAACCGTATCTAATTTTCGTCCTACGGCTGCAAAATACATTTATGAAACTTATGGTGGTGATGGTGTAACTTGGGATATGAGTTGTGGTTGGGGTGGAAGATTGTTAGGTGCACTTTCATCTAAAAGAATTAAGAAGTATATTGGTACAGAACCATCAACAAAAACATTTGAGGGATTGAATAAGATTAAAGATGATTTTAGTTATATTGGAAAAGAAGTAGAGTTATATCGTCTTGGTAGTGAAGTTTTTAATCCATCGATTATGGGTTTAAGAGAAAAAGTAGATTTATGTTTTACTTCACCACCATATTTTGATACGGAAAAATATGCAGATGAATCAACTCAAAGTTATATTAAATTTCCAACAGAACAAGAATGGATTTATGGGTTTTTGGGTCAAACTTTGAAAAATACTTTTGATTCTACGAAAGTTGGTGGATATTTATTAATGAATATAGCGAACACTTCGAGTGGGAAAAATATAGAAAATGCAACATTGGAAATAACAAAACAATTAGGTTATAATCATATCAAAACTTTAAGATTAAATTTATCAACAATGGCCAGAGATGGTGAAGGTTCAGGTTCAAAATATGAACCTATCTTTGTATTTAAAAAGGAGTTCGAATGAGTGAATCATTAGTAAAATATGGAACTTCATTTCAGAGTAAAATTATTTCAAGTTTATTAACTGATGTAAAATTTACAAAACAAATCATTGATATTCTTGAAGTAAGTTATTTTGATACGGATTCAAATAAGTTTTTAGTTAAATCTATTAAAGATTATTTTGTTAAATATAAATCACAACCAACTATGGAAAGTATTAAAGTTATGGTTGATGAGGTAGAGAATGATGTATTAAAGGTAGCAATTGTAGATTCATTAAGAGGTGCTTGGCAACACAGAGAAGACCCAGATTTAGAATTTGTTAAAGAGAAAACATTAGAATTTTGTAAGAATCAAATTGTTAAAAATGCAATTATGGAATCAGTTGAATTATTGGAAACTCAACAATATGATGATATAAAGGGAATTATTGATAAAGCAATGACTGCTGGGATGGAAAGAGATATAGGACACGAATATATTACTGGTTTTGAAGAAAGAATGACAAAACAAGCAAGGGATACTCAACCTACGGGTTGGGATAGTGTTAATGATTTAATGGATGGTGGACTTGCTGGTGGAGAACTCGGTGTTATAGTTGCTCCAGCAGGGATTGGTAAGTCATGGACACTACAAGCACTTGGAACACATGCTGTAAAAAGGGGATTAACGGTAATTCATTATACATTGGAGTTAAATGCAGCTTATGTTGGATTGAGATATGATTGTATTATTAGTGGACAACCTACAGGAAATCTTCAGTACTACAAGGAAGATGTACAGAAAGCAATTGATAAGTTAAAAGGAAATCTTATTATCAAGTATTATCCTACAAGAACTGCTAGTGTAAATACTGTAACTGCTCATTTACAACAATGTGAACTACAAGGAATAAAACCAGATTTGGTTATAGTTGATTATGCTGATATTATGAAATCAACTCAACATTTTACAGAAAAGAGACATCAGATAGGTCATGTTTATGAAGAACTTCGTGGTATGGCGGGGGAATTTGATGTACCAATATGGACAGCATCACAAGCAAATCGTTCATCATTAGAAGAAGATGTTATTGGAGCAGATAAGGTTTCAGAAGATTATTCAAAAGTTATGACAGCAGATTTTGTTATGAGTATGAGTAGAAAAGTAGAAGATAAAATCGCAAATACAGGTCGATTTCATGTGATTAAAAATCGTTTTGGTCCAGATGGAATTACATTTCCAGCAACCATTAATACTAATACAGGTTACATACAAATCTATGAAACTAACACACAAGGTGGGAAAGAAGTACAAGGAAAGATGAATAATGCAGATGAATATATTAGAAAAACATTAGCACAAAAGAAGAAAGATTTTGACGGAGAAGGATTCGAATAAAAAGTACACACCAAGTGTTCTATTTTTAAAACTTCAAAGAAAAAGTTTTAAAAACTTCGAAAAAAATAAAGAAATGTTGTTTAAAAGTTTATATATATCATAGGTATAATAGGAAGCTGAAGATTAGTTGTGAATAAGAAGAATTAGGAGTTACGGAAGAATATGGAGAAATTTAAGTTATCAGGAAATTTTATAGACAAGTACAAAAGAAAAAAACCACCTTTTGGCTTCAATGGTTTAGGTGAATTAGTTTATATGAGAACCTATTCTCGAATAAAAAAAAATGGTAAAAACGAAAGATGGTGGGAAACCGTTCAACGAGTTGTAGAGGGAACTTATTCTATGCAAATGAATTGGATTAGTTCACATCAGTTAGGTTGGAATCCTTGGCAAGCCCAAAAATCCGCACAAGATATGTATGAGAGAATGTTCACTATGAAGTTCTTACCGCCTGGTCGTGGTTTATGGGCAATGGGAACTGCAATTACTGAAGAAAAGAAGTTATATGCAGCACTAAACAATTGTGCTTTCGTATCTACTAAAACATTAAAAGAAGATTATTCAAAACCATTTTGTTTTCTAATGGATGCTTCTATGTTAGGTGTTGGTGTAGGTTTTGATGTAAAAGGTGCTGGGGAAATAATTGTTAAAGGTATTGATAAAGATAGAGACCCAACAACTTTTCAGATTCCAGATACAAGAGAAGGTTGGGTGGATTCATTAAGGTTATTATTAGAGAGTTATTTTCATGGTTCACAACCAGTAGAATTTGATTATAATTTGATTAGACCAGAAGGTGAACCAATTAAAGGTTTTGGTGGAGTATCAAGTGGACATGAACCATTAGAAGAAGTACATGAAGATATTAGAAAAGTATTAGAAAAGAATAGTGGAGAACCAATTACAACTACTACAATTGTTGATATAATGAACCTAATTGGTAAATGTGTCGTAGCAGGTAATGTAAGACGAACAGCAGAGATTGTGTTCGGTGATCCACATGATGAAGAATATTTAGATTTAAAGAATTATAAGGTAAATAAACATAGAGAGCAATATGGATGGACATCAAACAATTCAGTTTTTGCTGAATTAGGAATGGATTATTCAGACATTTGTAAAAGAATTGTAGATAATGGTGAACCTGGATTAGCATGGTTACAAAATATGAGACACTTTTCTCGTATGAAAAATGGGGGAGATGATGTAGACCATAGAGTTGCAGGGGGAAATCCTTGTTTAGAACAATCATTAGAAAGTTATGAATTATGTTGTTTAGTAGAAACATTTCCAAATAATCATGATTCATATGAGGATTATTCTCGTACATTAAAATATGCTTATTTATACGCCAAAACCGTAACACTTGGTAGAACACATTGGAGTGATACAAACAGAGTTATGTTGAGAAATAGAAGAATTGGATGTAGTGTTAGTGGAGTAGCACAATTCATTACTAATAATGGATTAGATACATTACGAAATTGGTTAGAAGATGGATATGATGTTATACAAGAGTGGGATAAAGTTTATAGTGATTGGTTTGCAGTACCTAAGTCTATTAAGACTACAAGTGTAAAACCAAGTGGAACGGTTTCATTATTAGCAGGAGCAACACCAGGATTACATTATCCAGAGAGTAGATTTTATATTAGAAGAATTAGGTTATCAGTTAACTCTGACCTGATACAGCCATTGAAAAAGGCAGGTTATACATTAGAACCAGCATTTGGTTCAGAGAAAACAACATTAGTTGTAGAAGTGCCAGTAGATGTAGGAGAGGGTATAAGAACTGCGGCTGAACTTTCGATTTGGGAACAATTCAGTTTAGCCGCATTCTTACAACGACATTGGGCAGATAACCAAGTAAGTTGTACAGCAACATTCAATCCCGAAACAGAAGCTGAAGAATTACCATATGTGTTGAATTATTTTCAATACCGATTAAAAGGAATTTCATTATTACCAAGACACGATTATGGAGCTTACAAACAAATGCCATATGAAGCAATAGATGAAAAGTTATATAACAAGAAATTAAAAAAATTAAAAACACTTTCGTTTGGAGTAATTAAAAACGAAGAAGCCGAAATAGATAAATTTTGCAATAATGATTCATGTGAGATTCAACCATTAAGTGGAGATAACGATGATCAAGAATATGCAAATTAAGATTTCACATACCCGAATAGGCAGTAGACACACCTATGAAAAAATGTGTCTCAAACAAACAAACAGAGGAGATTATAAATGAAAAAAAATAATCTAATATCTGTATTTTTAACAATGATGATGCCAATGTTCCTATATGGTCAGGTAGTCGGAACTGTTACAGATACAGAGTCGAACCCATTGGCAGGAGCTAATGTTGTTGTAGAAGGAACTGATTTAGGTTCAGCTGCGGATGCAGATGGAGCTTACTCTATTGATTTAGGGGCAGGAACTTATACACTTACAGCTTCTTCAATTGGATATGCATCTCAAACAGTAGAAGTTGAAGTAGTAGAGGGAACGGCTAGCACCGTAGACTTCTCACTTTTAGTATCTGCTTTAGAGATGTCCGCACTTGAGGTTTTGGCTTCAAGGGCAGATGAAAAGACACCTGTTGCTTATACTACGGTTAGTAAAGAAGAAATTGAATTTCGTCTTGGTTCACAAGACTTACCAATGTCTTTAAATACTACACCGAGTGTATATGCTACGCAACAAGGTGGTGGTGCGGGTGATGCCCGTATTAATGTTCGTGGGTTTAACCAGAGGAATGTAGCAGTAATGATAAACGGAGTACCACAAAATGATATGGAAAACGGTTGGGTCTATTGGTCTAACTGGGATGGTGTAGCAGATGCTGCACAATCTATCCAGATGCAGCGTGGATTAAGTGCCGTTAATTTAGCTGCCCCTTCCATTGGTGGAACTATAAACATAATCACAGACCCTGCTTCCTATGAAAAAGGTGGGAAGTTTAAACAGGAAAGTGGTGCAGGTGGATTGTTGAAATCCACATTGAATTACAATTCAGGACTTATTGGTGATAAATTCGCTATAAGTGGAACTGTAGTTCGTAAAACAGGTGATGGACACATCGATAAAGCATGGACAGATGCTTGGGCTTATTATTTAGGTTCAAGTTATCAAGTAAACTCTGATCATCGATTGGAATTATACGCAATTGGTGCTCCACAGAGACATGGACAAAATTTATACAAACAGAATATTGGTGCATATGATGCTGATTTTGCTGCAAGTATAGATGGATACGATGAAACCGCACTTGGTGAAGATGGTAAGTTCAAAGATGTTGGAAGATTCTTTAACCAAAACTGGTCTCCAGTAGATGCTTCATATACAGGTAAACAATACTGGTATATGTATGGTGTTGGTGGACTATTTGGTGGTGGAAACCAAGACAGACATGATCCCAACTTCTTAAATGAAAGAGAAAATTACTTTCATAAACCATTGGTTAACTTAAACCATTTTTGGACTATCGATGATAAGACAAGCTTAAGTTCTGTCTTTTATTGGAGTGGTGGTTCTGGTGGTGGAACAGGTACTTATGGTAGGATTCCTACTATGGATGCCGATGGTGTTCTTGGTGGAGAAGATTATAAATTCTATTATGGTCGCTCTCCCTGGACTCGTGATTGGAATACTCTTATCGCATATAATTCAGGTGATTCTGATACAGTATATGTTGATAAAAGAGCACTTCCAAGAACACATGGTGAAGGTAATAATCAATCAGTTGGTATTCTAAGAAATAGTATCAATCGTCAAAATACTTATGGTGTAATTTCTAAACTTAATTACGATATTAGTGATGCGTTAAAATTACAAGTAGGTATTGATTGGAGAACTGCTGGAATCGAACACGCTCGTGAAGTTCGTGATTTGATGGGTGGTGATTACTATATGGATTACGCTGATGACAACTCACCTGATGGTAAAAGAGTTGGTTTAGGTGATATAATCGCTTATCATAACTCAACAACAGTTGATTGGTTAGGTACATTTGTTCAAGGTAATTATACAAAAGATAATTTAAATCTATATGGTATGGGTGGATTATCGAGTATTAAGTATTCTTACCAAGATCACTTTACAGTTGCAAATGAAGTTATAGAAGCTGATGCTATCTATACGATGCAATTTAAAGGTGGAGCAATGTACGACATAGATGACAATGTTAGTCTTTTTGGTAATATTGGATATGTTGAGAAACCACCAATCATGGACAATGTAATTTACTATGATGGTACGGTTGCTTCTGATCCAAATAATGAGAAATACATTAGTACAGAAGCGGGTGTTAATTTCAGTTCTGATAAATTTGCTGTTAAAGCAAATATATACAATACAGATTGGAAAGACAGAAACCTTACTAAAGCAGTAACTACAGGACAAGGTGATTCAGGAGATACTGATGTTATTTTCTTAACAGGTATTAACCAAAAACATCAAGGTTTAGAAGTAGAAGCTTCTACACAATTACACAAGATGGTTCGTTTAGATGCGGCAATAAGTCTTGGTACTTGGAAGTTTGATGGTGATGCTAATGGAAAGTATCAATCAAATGAATATGATGAAAACGGTAATGTAACAGGTTTAACCGCTACAGATTATCAATATGCTCTTAACGGATTGTATGTTGGTGATATGCCACAAACATCATATGCACTTGGTGCTACCATTACACCTGTAAAGGGATTAGCAATTCAAGCACTATGGAATTCTTATGAAAAGAACTATAGTGATTGGAGTCCAGATGCTCGTGAGTATGATGGTTCAGATGAAGATGCAGACAGAGAACAAGTATGGATGGCACCTGGATATTCTAAGGTGGATTTACATGCTTCATATCAACTACCAATTAGTGGATATGATATATCTTTATTCGCTCATGTGTTTAACGCATTGGATGAAGTATATGTACAAGACGCTGTTGATCATAGTCAATACAACAGTTACGGAGATAAAGTACACGCAGCACATAACGCTGAAGTATTTCTTGGTACACCAAGATACTTTAACTTAGGGTTAAGTGTTAATTTCTAAAATAGTATTTAGGGGGATAGTGCAATATTATCCCCCTTCTACTTAAAAAAAGGCTTGACTCGTATAGAGTTTTGTTGTTATATTAATACACATTAAATTGGAGAATTACAAGGTTGTATCAATCGATTTATTTCGAAGTTAAAAGACAAAAAATTCATCTTTGGGATGATAAAAGGGGTTATCTTATAATCCCATATAAAAAGTACGCTTATATAAAAAATTCAACAGGACAACACTTTACACTTGATGGTGATAAAGTTAAAAAGATTTTTAAATGGGAAGATAAAACTCCTGGATTACACGAAAGTGATGTTCCCATTCCTACAAGATTTTTAGTTGACCAATATACAGATTCAGATGAAGTATCAGTAGGACATAGAAAAGTATTTTTTGATATTGAGGTTGAAGTTACCGATGGATTTCCTGATCCAATGAAAGCTCCAAACAAGATAACTTCAATTGCATTATATGATGAGGTAACTAAAACATATTTTGCGTATGTATTGGATGAGAAAAAACAACTTCAGAATTATACAAAAGATGATAAGATAGTTGAGTTCTTTACTACAGAATATGAATTATTAACTTCATTTTTTAGAAAGTATTCAGAAATACAACCAACAATATTAAGTGGATGGAATAGTGATAGTTTTGATGTTCCTTATCTATATAATAGAGCAGTAAGAGTATTGGGTAAAGATGTAGCAACTATGTTATCACCAATTGGACAAATTTATTATAGTGAATACAAGAAAAAGTATACTATTGCTGGTGTTAATCAGATGGATTATTTACATTTATATAGAAAGTTTTCACCAATACAACAATCAAGTTATAGATTAGATTACATTGGTGAAGTTGAAGTTGGGTTGAAAAAGATAGATTATGAAGGAACACTTAATGATTTATATGAAAAAGATTTAAAAGAATTTGTTAAATATAATATACGAGATGTTGAAATACTTGCTGAATTAGATGATAAGTTAGACTTTATTGATATTGCTCGTGGTATAGCTCATATTGGTCATGTACCATATGAAGATGTGTTTATGAGTTCAAGATATTTAGAGGGTGCTATATTGGTTTATTTGAAAAAACTTGGAGTTGTGGCACCTAATAAACCACCAAGACCTAAGAAGTTGGAAGATAAATTTGCAGGAGCTTATGTACAAGACCCACAAAGAGGAAGACACGAGTGGGTATTTGATTTAGATATTACATCAATGTATCCAAGTGTTATTCGTTCTTTAAATATTTCACCAGAAACAAAGATTGGTAAGGTTGATGAATGGAAAGCAGAAGATTTTATAAAAACAAATCATCAACAAACATATCAAATTAGAAATGGAAAGGGAAAAAAAGTAGGTAAGTTATCTGAAATAGAATTAAAAGACTATTTAGAAAATCAAAAAGTAAGTATATCAAGTAATGGTATAATGTATAGAACGGATAAACAAGGATTGATTCCAGCACTTTTATCAAAGTGGTTTAATGAAAGAGTTGAGATGAGAAAACTTGTTAAAAAGTTTCACAATCAAGGTGATAAAAAGAAAGAAGAATATTTTGATAGACGACAATACTTACAGAAGATTTTGTTAAATTCATTATATGGTGTATTGGGATTACCAGTATTTAGATTTTATGATATTGATAATGCTGAGGCAACTACACTTACAGGTCAATCATTAATTAAATTTAGTAAGAAGATTACAAATCATTTTTATAATAAAGAATTGGGTGATGAAAAGGATTATGTTATTTATATTGATACTGATAGTATTTTCGCATCCGCAGTTCCATTGATTGAGAATAGATATCCAAATGAAAAGTTATCAGAAACAATGATGACACAAAGGATTATGGAAGTGTGTGGTGAAGTACAAGATTATTTAAATCAAAGTTATGATTATTTTGCTAAAAAGTTTTTGAATATAGATGACCATGTATTTGATATTAAACAAGAAGTTATTGCCAAGACAGGTTTGTTTATTGTTAAGAAAAGATATGGATTAAATATTATTAATGATGCTGGTAGAAAAGTGAATAAGTTACAAGTAAAAGGATTGGATACAGTTCGTAGTAATTTTGCTATTGCTATGAAAGAGTTATTAGGACAAGTTTTACAAGATATATTGGCAAAAGTACCAAAAGAAAAGATTGATGAGAGAATTAGTATTTTTAAAAGAAATATGAATAATTTACATTTTGATGTTATGGCAAATCCAATCGGTGTAAAAGGTATTGGAAAGTATATTGAAAGAGATGAAGAGAGTTCATTTGCTAAATATAAGAAAGGTGCACCAGTTCATGTTAAGGCGGCTATAAATTATAATTCATTATTAGATTATTGGTATGAGGGTAGAAAATATGAAAAGATTACTAATGGTAGTAAAATAAAATGGGTTTATTTAAAAGATAATGAGTTTGGATTTGATACCATAGCATACAAGGGTTATGAAGACCCAAGAGAAATTTTAGATTTAATCAAAAATAAGATAGATAGTAATAGAATGTTCGAACAGGCTTTAAAGAAAAAAATAGGAATGTTCTATGAAAGTATGGGTTGGGAAGCAGTAGTTGACCAACAACAATCTATTGAAAGATTTTTTTGATTTTGAACATTTTTATATATATGTATATATAGGAACAATAATATAAGGAACAAAAGGTTATGAATAAAACACAACTAATTAGATATATTAATAAATACGCACTTGGTGGAGAAATAAAATCTGTTAAGTGGGTTAGTGATGGTACAAAGTTGTCAACAAGGTTTATCTCAGGTGATAAATCAGTTGTTGGTAGTGTATTAGTAGATAAATTCTCAGGAGTTGATCCATCAGAATTAGGTGTCTATAATACACCACAACTTGTAGCACTATTATCAGTTTTAAGTGATGATGTTGAATTTAAATTAACATCTTCAGGTGATAAGTTTATTAGTATTGATATGACAGATACTAAATACAATACTAAATCAAAGTATATGTTGAGTGATTTAAGTGTTATACCAACACCACCAGCATTGAAAAACTTACCAAGTGAATTTGATTTAGATATTAAAGTAAATTCTTACTTTATAAACACATTCATTATGGGTAAGGGTGCTCTTACGGATAGTGAGTCATTTACAATAATAACTAAAGATGGAAAGGTTAGTGTTGTTATAGGTTATAGTAATGTTGCAAGTAATCGTATTACAATTCCAGTTGAAGTTGAAAAATATGTTGAACTTGAACCAATCTCATTTAACGCTACAATGTTTGCAAATATATTAAGTGCAAATAAAGAGTGTACAAATGCTTCATTGAAAATCAGTAAATCAGGTTTGAGTAAAATAAACTTCAATGTGGATGAATACAAATCAGAATATTACTTAGTGGCAACACAACAAGTAAGTTAAGGTGTATTTAGAGTATTTTGACAAATTCTTAAATATGAAACCATATCTTTCAATTGATGAAGGAGAATGGAAGTACATAAAAGAAACATTTGACAAACAAGATGTCAAGGAAAGTCTTGCAAAAGTTGCAATGACTTATGAGATACCGTACGCTCTAATTTCAGAGAATGATGCCTACAAGGACTTGATGAAGTTAAAAGGTATGAGACATAATGAAATTTTAGTTGAGGGAACTTGGTTTGCTCGAGAAGGTTCAGAATATAAATATGATTTATCTTTTCAAGGTAAACAACAATACTTCAGACGAATCAATACAGGAAATAGTTCAAGTAATTATTTTCAACAAAAGAATAGGTGGAGTGTAGATGGAACTATTGCTCCAGGTCCAGAAAGAACTTGGAAAACTGAAAAGTTTATGACGAGTTTGATGGGAGCAGCCTATACTTTAAAATTACCTAAAATAAACCGTAGTGTGTTGAGAACAATGATTGGATTGAGAAAGTATATTTGTTCTCAGTTTAAACCAAATGTGGCAAAAGTATTATATGATAAGTTAGGTAGTGAGAATATATTAGATTTTAGTGCAGGTTGGGGTGATAGATTGGCAGGATTCTATGGTAGTGAAACAGGTAAATATTATCTTGGAATAGACCCACGAAAAGAAAATCATCCGATATACAAGGAACAAAAAGATTTCTATAATATACATAGAAATATGTTTTTTGAAGTAGATAAGGATTGTGAATTTATTGAATCACCAGCAGAAGATGTTAATTATAAAGAATATGAAGATATGTTTGATACTGTATTTACATCACCACCATATTTTGGAGTTGAGAGATATAGTTATGATGATACTCAAAGTTGGGTAAGATATAAAACCATCGATGAGTGGAACGAGAAGTTTTTACAGAAAACTTTAAAAAAATTATGGGTTTCTATTAAGAATGGTGGATATTTATTAGTGAATATATCTGATGTTTATGCTAGTAGTGGAGCAAAACAAAAGAGATTAAATTCACATGGAAAAAAGTGGTTAGAGATTTGTAATCCTATGAATGATTTTTTATCTACATTCCACGATTCAGAATATCAAGGTTGTATTGGAATGGAAATGGCACAGAGACCAAATAGTGGTGGAGCTGGAACAGCTTCGGATAATAGGTTTACAGAAGAATCATTACAATTAGCACAAGAAACAAACGGAAAAACATTTTGTGAACCAATTTGGATATGGAAAAAGTTATAATGGAAGAAATTAAAAATAGTTTATGGGTAGAAAAGTACCGTCCTTCAAACCTTGACACTTACATTGGAAATGAACATCTAAAAAGTAAGGTTGAGGTCTATTTGGAGAGTGGAGACTTACCACACCTTTTGTTGTTTGGAAGGGCAGGTACAGGTAAGACCACTCTCGCTAAATTATTAGTTAAGAATATAGATTGTGATTATCTATATATTAATGCATCAGATGAAAATAGTGTAGAAGTAGTGAGAGAGAAAGTTAAGAACTTTGCCTCAACACTTGGATTTCAAGATATGAAAGTGATTATCTTGGACGAGTGTGATTATATTACACCAAATGCCCAAGCTGCATTAAGAAATTTAATGGAAACATTTAGTAAACATTGTAGGTTCATTCTAACCTGTAATTTCGTAGAGAGAATCATAGATCCAATTCAATCA